AGCGATACGGTCTTTGGCGCAGTCCTCACACGAGCATCGTGCAATCTTTCCGATCTTCCAGCAGAGGAATCTGCGGTCGACTTCATGGATTGAGTGTACTCCGTCGACCGGGTTGTTGACCCCCGGGTTGAGGTGCGCCCAGATATCTCGGCGGCGGTCCACGTCCCGGACTTCGACTTCGGTGCGTAGTGGCTGATCGACCAGACCTTCACGGAGGCGCGCCCTGCTCGGCTCGTTGCCGCGCTGGTGAGGTACTTCGGTCTAGTCACCCGCACGAACACTGTGAACCAGACCAGCGAGCCGTACCATGCCGTGATCGAGAACGATAGGGTGTGGATGGTCGACGTGGCGTAGGGGAGCTCAGTGGTCTCGGACTTGTGATCCCAGCCGGCGCTGGTGAACTTTTCGATGAAGGCCGGGACGTTCTTGACAGAGAGTTTGTTATTCATGACGGGGAGAGATCTACAGGGTTTTCTGCTCGTGGTCAACAATCTTTTGTGATCAGCCCCAGACGACATCGGCGTAGAACCGCTCGATCTCAGCGTTGCGCGTGAACCCGTCGGCCAAGAGCGTCCGGTACTGGGACCGGGCCGCCGCGACGTTTTTGACCGTGTGTAGGCCGATGTCCGTGGTGGACTCCGGGCGGGTGGAGTCCCGGAACAGGACCTTGACTTCCTTGCCGTTGCGGGACGGCCAGAACAGATACGTTTCGTTTCCTTTGCAGAGTGCGGTATTCATGACGGGGAGAGATCTACACCCTGCTCCCCGTCACGTCAACAATCTTTTATGATTTATTCTTCGTCGTCCTCGATCAGGATGTCCCCCTTCACGAGCAGGTCGCCGTCGTTGAAGACGTCGTTCCTCTCCAGCTTGGCCATGCAGTTGGCCCGGACCTCCTCCTCGACCGTGTCCGAAGCGAAGAGGATCTTCTGGACGCTCTTCGACTTTCCGCCGTCTCGGCAGGGTCGACCGGTCACCTGACGGACCTTCACAGCCTTGTCAGAAGGAGAGATAAGGGACAGCCGGGGATGCTTTCCGGTGACGTCATGGAGGCTGATTCCCTCGCTGCCGGCGTCCGTCATCGCCACGAGCACCCGGGCCTGATCGGTCTGGATCGCGTCGATGGCGGCCTGCCGCTCCTCGGCCGACTGTTCCCCGTAGACGGCCACCGGCGACAGATCCGACAGCCTCTCGAGAACCGCGTTCAGGGTCTCCCGGAAGTTGACGAAGATGAGGACCGTGTTGCCCTCCTCCACGCCGTCCTCGGCAAGCGCACAGATCGCCGGCACCTTCAGAAGCTCGACCTGCTGCCGGGCGCGGAGTCGAATGGTGACCGCGAGCTCCTTCTGCTTCTTTTTCGCGGCCTTCGCCTTGTCCAGCTTCCGGGCCTCCTCGAGCTTGGCCAGCTTGTCAGCCATCTCCTCGTAGATCCGTTGGATCTGGTCGTTCGACCCGAAGTCGATCGCCTCAGCCGTGATCTGGGTCTCGGGAAACACCCCCGGGCCGAGGTCGGACTTCCGGATCCGGCCGCCCTTGACGGGGAAGATCTCGTGGTGAAGCCGTTCGAGGCACGCCTTCCCGTACGCCTGACTCTTCGCGTCCTTAAGGCTGCCCACGAACTCGAATCCGCCCCAGTGGCAGGGCCGGCAGCCGTACTTCTGCGACCACGCCCAGAAGTCCTTGTCGTTGTGGAGGCCAAGACCGTATCCGATCGCCCTCATGTGGAGGGGGTTATCCGCCGCCGTAGCTGACGCGTAAATGAACGGGATCCCCTGACGCACAGCGGCACGCACCAGAAGGCTATTCTGGGTGGCCGTTCCACGCGCATGGTGGGCCTCGTCAAAGATCAGGCCCTTGACCAGCGTCTTGGCCGTGGTCTTGTAGAGGATGCCCGCGGCGGCCAGCGCAGCCGAAGCCGTGCCGGTCTGACCCACGGTGGACGCCGCGATGTAGCGGTCAGCGTCCCCGGCGTCGCCGATGTCGATCAGGATGCCGGTGGACGTGTCCATGTCCGACGCCTTGATCATCGCGGCCACGACCACGGCGTTGGCCGGGAGGTAGCCGAAGTTCAGGACATCGTTCAGGACCGGCGCGGCCGAGATGGTCACGGTCGCGTGCAGCCACTGGGTGGTCTTGACCTCACCGTGGGTCGGGATCGGGTTGGTGAGGTAGTTGGTGACGGAGTAGGTTGCCATGCTGATCGCTCCTTAAGCGTCGGGTTCGCCGGAGGTCAGGACCGTCACCATCCCGTATTGGATGCCGGCGAACGAGACCTTGCGCTGACCGCGCAGTTCCTCGATCGCAACACCCGGACGGAACCCGTAGTCGCGGGTCATGTCCGTTTTCGGGGTGGGCTGTTGACCGTAGGCAATGGCCACGGCCTGCTGGCCGCAGAGGAAGTTCTGGGCGACATCGATGCCGCCGTTGCCGCCGTCGATGACCGCGACGGACCGCAGCTCCGGGATCTCCCGGAAGATGATGCCGTCGTAGATCATGTCGCCGTCCTGGAAGATCGGGTTCGACGCCACGTCGCGCGGGCGAGCATCGCGGTTGGCCGCAAGCATCGCCGTGTCCTGCTTCAGATCCCGGAAGGCGTAGGGGTCGCAGAACATGACGTAGTATTCCGCGCCGTCGTCGGTCTTGAACGGGCGGATGTGCGGGTCGGCGACCTTCGCCATGCGCTTGGCGAGCGAGGCCGTGGCCGTGGTCAGCTTGTCGCTGGTGGAGTCCACGTTGCCCAGAGCCGTCGCCCAGATGCCGGACGAGGCGTTGGACTTCGACGCGCCGAACAGGATGCGGTCGGCGTTGTTCGTCAGGAACGTGTTGCGCTGGCCGGCCGTCGCGTCACCATAGGCGACCACGGTGTCATAGACGCCAGTGGCGCCAGGGATCACGATGGAGGCGAGCGCGGTGATGATGGCGTCGCGCAGCTGTTCGCCGCTCCACGTCTTCAGCATCGGCTTGGCGGCGTTCAGGAGGTCGATCTCGGTCAGGTAGCTGGTGGACTTCGGCACGACGACGCCGTTGCGCAGCCAGTTGATGACCACCTGGGCGTTCCAGTTGGCGAGGTCTTCCTCAGCGCCCACCAGCACCTGGGCGCCAGTGACGCCGGCGCCCTTCAGACGGCCGAGCAGCGGGACGTTGATCGTGCCGCCGGCGGAGGTCTCAAGGTCAGTGAGGATCTGGAAGATCGAGGTCTGGGCGCGGCCCATGTAGGGCAGGAAGCCCGAGAGGCGCACGTATTCGGAGAGATACTTGGTGCTCCAGACCTGTTTGGCGCTGGAGGATGCGAGGGAGGTTTCGGACATCGGTTATCCCGGTGATGGAAACACCACGTCGAACGCCGCGCCCTTGCCGGTGGGGACCGTTGCGGGTCCGCCAGCGGAGGTCTGGGCTGCGAGCGAGCGAGTTGGCGTAGGTGGGGCGGTCGGCGGGGTTGCCGTCGCCGTGTTGGGTGCTGAGGGGCCGGCCGTGGCGACGAAGCCCTGGCTGATGGCCCATTCGCGCGCCGCGTCTTCGAAGGACTTGCCTCCGAGCGAGGTCAGCGCCTGGTTCTGGCGGTATTTGTCGACCACGAGGGCGAACGGGTCGGGGCTGCGCTGGAATTCCGCCGCGAGCAGCGGGTTCTTCCGGGCTTCAGCCTCAAACCATTCCTTGGCGGGCTCCAGAACGTCGCCGTGGGCCGTCTGCGCGAACCGGTGGGAAAGCTCGACGCGCGAGGTCCATTCGGCTTGCCGGACTTGCGCCTGGACGTAGTTCTGGAACCCCTCGGGGTCTTCCATGACCGAGGGGATCGGGGCGGCGGTGACGTTGCGTTCGGCGGCTTGCCTGCGGAGTTGTTCAGCCTCAGCCTGGGCGGCCTTGCGCTTGTCGCGCTCGTCCATCAGGGCGGAGATGGGAACATGGCCCGGTTGAGCCGCGGCGTCCGGTTGGGGAGCTTCCACGGGTGCGGGCGTCTCGACAGGGGGCGCGGTCTCAGGCGCCACGGCGGGCTGAACAGCAGGCGCTTCCGCAGGCGTTTCCACCACGGCTTCACCGGCCAGCTCGGCCCCAATCGCTTCCATAACGTCAGGCATCGTCTCGTCTCCTTCGCCCGTGTCGCCGGCGTCGCGTCAGCGCCCGTAGTGGCGGCGTCCCATCACGCAGATTGCGGCTGCGAGAGCCCGTAGTCGCCCGAACCCGGCGGCGGTTGAGGGGTCTTGGCGCGCATGTGCGCGTCCATGGCCGTCTCCACGATCTCCACTTCCTTGAGGCGGGTGTTCGCCTCGTTCAGAAGGGCTTTCGAGTTGGTCTCAGCGATGTCGGCCATGGCCTTCTTGACGGCCAACTCTGCCTGCTGCTGCATCATCTGCGCTTGGCCGGCGCCCTGCTTGGCCTGGGCCGCTTCCAGCGCGTCCAGGATTTCCTGCTTCTTCGGAATCGAGGACATCTTGACCAGCACGTCGAACGGCACGGCCTGGGGGCCATAGGCCGCCGCGAGCTTGGCGAACTCGGCGAAGATTTCCTGTTCAAGCGTGGAGGTGTCGGGAACGGAGTCCACGATGATGTCCACGTCCATCTCGGCGATGTGGTTCTTCGGCTGGCCGGGAACGATGGTCGGCATTCCGTTGACCATCTGCACGGTCGGCGGGGTCGGCTCGTTGATGCGGACGTATTGCGGGGCGCCCTCGTCGTCGGTCACCCTGATCCACTTGGCGTCCTTCCAGAACTGGCGGGCGCGGTTCCACATCTGGCGGTAGACGCGCAGCTCCCAATCGGCGAACGCGCCCAGAAGCGGGGCAAGCTCCGTCAGCCCGGCCTGCTGCCTGACCTGTTGCGCCCGGCCCGAGGCGTCCATGTTGGCGCGGCCGATGTTGGCGGGGTTGGGCGACAGGCGCTCGATCTCGCCCTTGGCCTCGGCCAGAAGGTTCGCCTGCCCGGCCGCCATGTCAGCGGTCGGCACGATCTGGTAGCCCAGCGGCAGGACCCCGTCAGGCCGCGCCGCCTCTTGCCTGGCCGTGTTGATGTCAACCGGCGGGGTGTCCATGCTCGTCGCCTGGATCTGGCGCGAGTTGAGCGTGTGCAGCAGCTTGGAGCGCCGCATGTTGATTTCGTCTTGCGGGCCGCGCCAGTCCCGGACCACGCCGGAGCGGTTGTTGTTGCGGTCCACGTAGGCGCTGATAGCCTCGATCGGACAGGTCGGGCGGCCCTTGGGATCGACGTAGGGGCTGTCGCCTTCCTCAAGCACGCCGCCGGCATAGAAGACGCAGCGGCGCCACTTCACCGCCTCCTGGTAATACATCTCCACCACCATGACGCGCCGCTGGTGGCGGTCGATCCACGGGGTGAGGTTGTCTGGGCGGTCTTCCCAGCTTGAGTCCCATGCGCCGAACCCGGCAACGTCGCCGTTCGACACGAAATCGTTGAGAGCGTCGCGGAACTCGGGATAGACCGCCGCAACCTGGTCGGCATACATCCACTTGGCGACGCCCAGCCAGCGAGCGTCCTTGAAGTCCTCCCGGCGCGAGCGGGGGTCGTAACAGAACTCTTCCCAGCGAACCTGGGTGACCAGCACGTCTTCGCCGTCGATCTCGGTGATACACGCCCCGGTCCCCTGAACGCAGACGTTCTTCAGCACGTCGCGCTTGATGCCGCCGAAGCGGTTGAGGTCGGAGATGTAGCGCAGCGTCATGGTCGCCACGTCGCCCGCGTCCAGCGGCTTCTCAGGCGGCTCCTGCGGCGGCTGGCCGGGGACTTGCGGAACCGGAGTGGCCTGCGGCTGCGCCTCGTCCTTGTCGGGCGGGTTGCGCATGTAGGCGCGCGGGTCGGTGCGCGACTGCTCCACGATGCCCAGCAGGCCGTTCACGCCCACGCGGATGCGGCCG